TGGAGGAACAACAGGAGTTGGAGTGCTTGCTGGAGGGTCTTCTTTTTTAGCAATGTTTTGAAAAAACCTATGCTCTGCATCGAAACCGGGACGATAGCCTGCTTCAGGAGCAACAAGTGTTGTGCCTCTTATCTTCGCTTGCCTGTTTCTTGCTCCGGGGCTTCCTTGGCCGCCAGCAGCACCACCGACACTGCCTTTACCAGCACCGCTAGGGCTGGTGTTGTATATTATTGATGCAGGGCCACCTTCAACCATGTTTACAACGCCGCCAGCGTTCATGTCTATCGGGCCAGCAACATCAGATAATCCTTGAAGTGTTTGGGCATATTGAGTGGGGTCTATAGAAACAATACCACCCTGCGCGTAAGCATAAGGATTATATTGATTATCCATCTCTGGGTAGTCTTGTCTTATTTGCTCAAAGCTTCTTTCCATCAAGTCTCTAGAGTATTGCTCTTCTGCGGCTTTTTCTTCTTCCATCCGCCTACCTTCAGCTTCCATAGCGTCTTGGTAGTCAATTTCTGCTCTTTGGCTTGCTCCAAGAGCTAACGGCAAAAAGGCTTCTGGCTTTGTTATCGCACTTGTAGCTGCTTTGAATCCTTTAGGATCAAACACATCGCCTAAAGACTTATAACCCTCTGTACCTGAACCAGCAGCAATACGAGCTTGCTGAAGAGCGCCTTCAGCATCAGTTATTTTTCCAACACCAGAACTAAAAGAAGGGCCATAATCACCACCAACACTGTAACCTTTTGTCAAACTATCTCTAATGCCTTCTTGTTGCGCCAAAGCAGTAAGCTGGTTATCGGTTAAATTAGTTCCTGCCTCTTTAAGGCTCTCAAGACTACCTATGGCTTTTTCAGCACCAGCAAGGTCAGTTGTAAGCCCTTCAAGATTTTCAGTAGCAGTTCCTATACCTTTATCTACCGCATCAGTTGCAGCGCCTAATGCCTTTCCAATACCAGCACCCATCAAGCCAGAGGTAAATCCTTTCTTAATGTCACCTGTTCTAGCTGTTTCAATAAGGCCAGAAGTTATGCCTGTCATTGCAGCAGAGCTACCCGCCAAACCAGTTAATGCTGTTCCTAGCGCCCCAGCGCCTGCCTTAGCGCCAAGAGCTGCTACCCCTTTAGTAAGCAAGGGTTTTGCAAGCATACCCAGTATCATGCCTATGAAAGCTTCTGGCTGACCTGTCATTGGGTTTCTAGGTAATTGACCTCCGGGGACTAAAGCGGCAATACCCTCCACTTCAGCAGGATTAACGTGCATAAGCATTGTGTCGCCATATCTGCCTTGGCTTGCAAGCTGCTCTGCAATTCCCTCTAACGGATACTGTTGTTGATTCATACTAACTAGTCTCCACCCCAAAAAGGTTGAATGTTAAATTACCATCACTGCCGTAAACTGTAACCACATCGGTTTGATTTAGCGTCATGCCGATTACATGGGTATCAGTAGCGTTGGCAGCTAATGCCTTGTCATAAAATAAAAATTGTTTGTTGTCTGCGCCTGCACCAGCGACTCTAACAGAAACACGATAGGTAACCCCTGATCCGCTTCTATTACAGACAACCAATGAGCTAACTGTTGTTAGCGTTAAGTCTGGAACCGTATATAAGGTAGTTGCTGTTGTTGCAGAAGGAGCAACCTGACCTAATACCTTAAGTACATCTGTCAAGATGCACCCATTAAAAGAAACTGAAATCGACGCATAGCCAAAGACCCGTCTTTGTCACCTTGAGTTTTAGCAAGCTGCACATCGTTTTCCATAGTCTGAAACGCTAACTCAATAGTTCTTCTATTAAGTCTTTCGTTTTCCGCATTATATTCTTGTGCGGGTATAGGCAATGGTTCTTGTCTTTGTGATGCCATTATCTTCTACCGTCTGTTCTCATATCTAATCTTAAATCACCAAGCCTCCAACCGTAACCTGATCCAGTGCTTTCTAATCTAACAATAGAATGCCTTGCTCTTGTCCTTACAAATGCCTGTGTGCTGCTATTAGTAATAGTCGAGGTTGATAAAGTAGATGCGTCTTCTAAAGGAAAGTTGCTTCCTTTAAGAGTAATATCTAATGAGGCTTCTCCAGAAGACCCGCTAAAGTTAAAGTCTGGAATAATTCTTTTGATAAAGGTGAAAACTTCGCCATCGCTAAGTTCAAGATCTCCTGACTCAATATATGCGGTCATTGCAGATCCATCATCGTCATAGCCTGTCTCGTGATTATATAGGTAATTTGCATCTGTAGTGGTAACAACAGATGAGGCCAAAGGATTATCTCTAGTAGCCGCACCTATCCAAGCTCCTCGAACTAATGTGCCAACAGACCAAAGATTTTCTGCGTAGTTATAAGTGACATAGTTGGTAATTTCTGTATCGCCAGTTCCAATAGGATAAAACCAAGTAACCTCCGAATGTGCGTTATTTTCTGCGGCAAACACTTTGTATGCCTGACTTAAATTTAGATTGCTAAATACATGATCTAATACGCTACATTGCAACGGTTGGACAGCACCGTTGTAGGTGTAAAAGTTACCCTTGTCCATAAAGTAAACAACGCCTCTGGCGTTTACCGCAGCGTTAGGCGATATCATGGATATGTCAGTACTTAACGTACTAAACTGAAATATAAAAGGCGACCCAACAAATCTCATGCTATGAAGGCTTGCGTCGGTAAAAATTAATATTTCCTGTCTTGACTGAACTGCTCCAACAATAGTTGATCCAGAGTTTATTCTTGATCCACCAGCAGTATTAATTGCAGTTGGAGTCCAATCGGCTGCGCTTTCTTGGTCAGACCACCTAACAAACAAAGGATCTATATTACTTGAGCCTATAGGATTTGCGCCAAAACAAATAACGTGCTGGTCTACATCAGACACCATAACCTGTAATGCGGCAGTTGGAGTATTAGATGCCCCTGAAAGCGCACTTAATGCTACTGCTCTATTAGATGTGCCAGAAGATTCATCCCAATAATAAACACCGCCAGCCCTAACATTAAATACTAAATCTTCTCCAAAGTTATCTTGGCTGTACAATCTAAGCTGACTAGATGCGCTTAATGCGCTTACCGATCCAAATGTTCCATCACCCCATGCTCCAGCACCCCAACCAGTACCTTCTACATAAGCGTTAAGACCTACACCAATCTGATAAGCACCAACAGTGCTACTACCTCCGTTGCCGCTATCGCTGGCATTGGCAGTAACAGTGGTTCCGCTTGTATCTTTAGCTACAAATGTAAATGTGTTTGCCGTTGGAACAGAAGCAACCTGATACTCTTGATTAAGCACAGCGGCAGTAACATTACCGCCTAACGAAGCTGCATCAGAAAAAGTTACAAAGTCATTTACATTTGCACCATGAGCAGTGTCTGTCGCTGTAATAGTAGAGCTGCCATTTGTTGCTGCAAACGTCACATCTCCAGCGGATGTTGTAGATCTTATAGGTGTTACATCGTGGTAGCTTGCGCCTTGATTGACATAAAACTTTAAATGAGTCCCGACACCTATATACCGTATGGACTCTAATGAAGCCCAATCATGTAACGACCTGCAAACACCAAGAAACGAACTAGATGAATACTTGGCCCAGCCTCCTATTTTTTCAGGACGGCCTTTTCTAAACCTAACCTTGTCTGAATCAAACCAACCAGCATCCGCTGTGTATTCAGTCCCCTCTTTGTTAACGCCGGGAGCAAACTGTATTTTAGTTAAGGGCATTTAATAAAGATCCGTTATACCGCCACTATAAAAACCTCCTCGATTCATTGGGCCTAAAATAAAATTAGGCTGAGGCATAGGCCGACCCATCGTCTGGTCAACAGGTCTTGCTGTTGGTTGCGGAAAATCCATTGGAGGCTGAGGCATATTGTTTCCAACTCTACCCATAAACGGAGCAGGTCTTGGCATATTCATTGGGCCTTGAGTCGTAGGCTGACCGAAGTTTGGGCGAGCTGGCATAGGTTGTTGCATCTGACCTCTACCTTTCCCCGGCCCTCCGGGCATAGGACGACCTCTGCCTCTACGCATAAGACCGCCTCTTGGTCTTCCTTTCCCCGGCCCTCCGGGTCTTTGCATTGGAGGTCTAGGCATTGGAATAGATGTTGTTCCGCCTTTGCTTGGGCCTCCCGGCATACGCCTAGGCATTTGCGGCATGGGTTGTTGCGGCATAAACGGCGGTGGACGATTCATTAGACCTCCAGCTATACCACCACCATAAGGCGTAGGATTTCTCATTCCTCCAAAAGGATTATCGGTATAAACCGTCATTAAACCTGCCTCCAATCTAAATTCTGAAACATTAACGACTCCGCCTGCCTTCTTCTTACTAAACCTTCAAGGATTTCTCCACCAGCGCGAGTCCATCTATTCATCTCATCTGGAACACGATCAAACTGACCTCCATTAAGCACTTTCAACATTGTACTTTCACCAAGGTTGGTCGGGCCAAGATTGTATACCCACGCAACTAAAGCATCGAACTCATGCTGCTGGAGTTCAACCTTAACCATGTTGTTAATGTAACCTTCGTACTCATCCATTTCGTCAGCAAGCATTGACTCAGCGTCTTCTATCGAACAAGTCTGACCTTCTTCAACGCCTTTAGTATGACCAAAACCTATAGTCCATACGCCAACGCTATCCTGATAAGCCGTGGTCTCACAACCTTCAAACTTTTTTATAAGCTCTAAACCGTCTTCACTTATCTTCATCTTGTTCCTTATCATCTATTTCTCGGTAATATTTTAATATGCTAATTACCTGTCTTAGATACCTCTTAACCTCTGCCATGTTAGTTGAAAGGTTTTCATAACCCTTAGTTGTTAATGCATACCAGACATTTGTTGGAGCATTACCATCGTTTAAATCATCCAAGTAGTCTTGCATAAGCTCTGGATTTAAAACAGTCCACTCAACAGGCACAGGCTCAATATTGTTTGGAAGCGGAGGGTGGTACATCGGAGCCTTTTTTACTACCGTAACAACCTCTACAGGTTTAACTTCTGGAATATCCCTACCAGATCCGAGTATTGAACAACCGCTAACCAGCAGCAGAACTGCTAACAGTAATAACTTCATCAAACTGATTCGGATTGGTAATTTCTTCAAGATCCTTCAACACCTCTTTTGTGCCAGTATTGATAATCTTCTCTATTAATTTTGGCTTTCTGACCGACAGCACATCCAAAGAATGCTTTGAGAACTTTTTTCTGAGATCAGTGACCTCGTTTTGAGCTTCTATATTTTGCTTTTGCAGTCTTTCGACTTGAGCAATCATAAGATCTTGGTTCTTAATTGTTTCCTTTAAATTATTGTTTTGCTGATCAATAGTACTTTCTAGCGTCTTTTGATTCTGAATTGACTGTTCTAACCTTATATGAAATGCATCCAATTCAGCCTGTGATTTGTCGTAATACATTTTAAAAGCACCAGATACAAGCATCAAAGCAATACCTAATCCAATGCTTAACTTAAATCCCACCTAAGATCCTTTCTTCCATTTCTTTGAGGGTGACTTAGTTTTGCTAGGACTCCACTTAACCTTGTCTGCCCAATATGCCGCTGACATCTTACCTTTTTTTATATTCTTTGCGTGGCGAGATTTAAACGCTTTCCTCTGACCCACAGTTTGATTAGTCTTAACACCCTGCTGACCAAACCGAATTGTCTTTACTTTATCACCTTCTTTAGCGACAACTATGTGAGACTTCTTAGGATGATTAGGGGTTCGCTTAGGTTTATTAAATCCAGCAACCCCTGCTCTAGCTAATCTTGGATCTTTCTTAGCAGGCATTATCGTTTCTTTCCCTTGTGTAAACCGTGTTTTGCGTGTTGCTTTCCTTTTGCAGTAGCAGCTCTTTTCTTTTTGTTTGCTGCTGCCAGTTTTTTTCTTCCTTTTTCAGTAGACTTTAGCTTTTTAATAGTGGCTGACGGAGCATAAACCTCGCCAGTTTCTGAAGACTTCTTACCGCTTGGAGTTCTCCATTTCTGCTTAGTCCACTTCTTTAACGATTTTTGAGATTTCTTTAAAGCCATTATTGATTATGCTCTTTT